TTAACGCCGCGCTCACTTCGGTAAGTGATCTACCTGTAGCCGCACTTACATTTAATGCAACCTCTAAAGCATCTTGGCTTTTAGTAATTGAGCCTGTCGCCGTTAATAACTGCTGGAAGGCTGGCCTTAATTGATCGTCTAATACGCCGTATAGATTCTGTAAGCCTGCAATATAATTCTCTATACCCGGTGCGCTGAAAGCGTAGCCTGTATTTTTTAACTGAGTTTCTAAAGCCTTAGCCGCCGCTTCATCTGCTGCGAAAGCCTGTATAGCCTTCTTACTATAATTTAATAGGGCTAGCGCACTAAAGGTTTTAAGAAAAGTAGCCTGTAGAGATTTAGTCTGTTTTTCAAATAAAGATACCTGCTTTGATGCTTTCTTTAAACCTTTATCGTTAAAGGTAGATATAAGGGATATAAATAAATTAGCCATTACGCAGCCCGTCTAATCTCTGTGCGTTTCTGAAAAGTAATAACAGTTTTCTCTAAGGCTTTTAATATATGCGCCATAGCCTGACCCTGTCCTTCTGCTGCAGCTCTAAAGATTAAGCGGCCTTTCTGCTTGTATCCTCTGTTATTACCAGGCATACCTTGCGGCCTAGCATTTACTAGACCCGGCATAGCTGCTATGAATTGTGCGCCTGCTCGCGGATTAAGTGAGTGCGAGATTTCTCTATTGTTAATATCTGCATCAAGGCCTACCCATTGTGCGCCGTCTGGATTTTTACGCCCTGCTGTTTCATAAATAGCACCGGGCGCACTCCTATTAGATACATAACTACTAGCAGACCAGCCTTTATTATTACGCTTATTACTGCCTGCGCTGTATTTAATACCTTCTACTACCTGCTCGCGGTTATATTTAGGAAAGGTCCGGTATCTCATAGGGCCGATAATTCCAGCCGATTTAGTCCAGCCTGATAACACTGCTGAATCTGCAGGTGCGTAGCTTCTAGCCTTATCCCTAATAGGGATCATAGCTGCGCGGATCTCGCCCTGTACTTCTTTTAATAAATCTTTATCTACTAAACTTAGAGCCTTCTTCATCTCTTTAATGCCGCTTACGTTTACTGGCATTTTTGATCTCCTTAGCTCTATCGCCTAAAACTTGTACTACAGCTTTAAGCATTTCTGAATCCATGTTAATGAATTCACTAGGCGCGATCCCAGTTTCTACACTTAAAGCAGCCACAGTATAAAGAATAGAATCGCGCTGTATTATTTTTTTTCTTCGTCTAATACCTCTACAGTTTCTAAACTGTCTATAAACTCCACGCCGTAAAGAGGCACTGTTATGTTAGCCCTACGTAAACACTCCCAAGCAAGCCAGTAAATATCGCTTTGCTTTTCATCTTCGCGTAAAGCTTTACTTATACCCATGCCTCTTTTTAACTCAAATGCGTACTCAACTCCCGGCGTAATTTTGTGCTCTGTAACTTCGCCGTTAGCCCTTGTAATTTTTAGCTGTGCCATTATTCTCCCTAAGGTGTTGTATCTACTACGATAACACTTTGGCAGGTAAATGTGATGGATTGGGCACTTATGCTTGCGACATCACCATTTACATCTTGCGTATTGTTTACCAAAATCGTAGTTTGGAATTCTGGGTTGGTTGCGCTAATTACTGCGCTTGTCTGCTTGATTGTTAGTGGCACTGTTGTACCCCATGCAGCCTGCAGCGTTGCGTTAACGTTGCTTGCAGCTGTGTCATTTAAGAAGTCAATAGTGATAGTGCTAGCCTCTAGGCCCTTTGCAAACTTATGAGCGGTATCGCCCATAGCTGTTACTTCTAATTCATCAAATGAACGGTTAATTGTTACGGCTGTTACGTGATCGCTTAGGGCCACGCTGTTTAACGTAACGATTACGCCATTACTTAAATAAATTGCCATTATTCGGTGTCCTCTTCTTTCTTAACAGCCGGTTTTTTAACTGCTGCTGGTTGGTCGGTAATCTGGCCAATTTTGACCAGAAAGTTATGTTCTTCTTCTGTTAGTCCTTTATAGCTCATTGTTTAACTCCAACTCGTAAGGATATTTAGGGTTAACTTACATATTAAAAGATCTCCACTAGCCGCCGTAGTAATTGACGGCGCAGAGATACTACTAACGTTATAGACTAAACTGCTTGCATTTAGTAAGGTAAATACGGCTACAATAAAAGTTTCCATGCCTGCCAAGTTACCTTTATTATCAAAGGCCGGTACCGCTATCAGCAAATCAAAGTTAGCCATAGGTGAAATAGTTATTTGAGAATTATTACTAGGCGTAATATAAGGATCGCTAGGTATTACAGAGACTGAGTTTGCTAATAATTGAGGTGCAGGAAAAGCAAACGTACTCCACACTCCAGCGTTAGTTAAGGCAGTAGCTAGTGTCGTACGCAGCGTAGTAATTGGTGCAGGCATTAGCCGACCAGCGAAGCAGGGTTAGCGTAAGGTTGTATTAAACCCCTTATGCGATTTATCATTTGATAGCCAAGTCGATAAGGCGAAGCTGTTACTCCGTCCATACCATTACTAGCCATTGAAGTCTGCCGGGCCTGCCAAATATCTACGCTTAGGATCATGCTAGCTTGACGGATAGCTGGCGTGGTCGCGTAGCTGGCTGTTTTAGTGTCTGGCCCGGTCGCCGTACCATAAGGCAGCACACGATGGAAAGGATCATCGCTAGCTGTTTTAGAATATTGAATAACAGAATAACCATAAGGGTAAGTGCTATAAGCCCATGTACTCCAGAAGGCTGGCAGTAAATTAGAAGGGCCTGTAGTTCCTGGTACTGATCCAGTTAAAGTATAAGTGCCGTTATAAGTCGATCCTGCAGCAGCGATAGTTACGCTCTGGCCAGTTACAAATATGCCAGGATTAGCAAGCATCAAAGTAGCAACATTAGATTGTAATAGAGCAGCTACTACTGGCGCATTATCGAACCATAGATATTGATTTAATAAATCCTGAGCAGTTTGTGTGCACTCCTCAACTGTTGCATCTAGATATAAAGTTCCAATACCTAAATTATCTCTCAACTCTTGCATCGTCGTGTAAGTGCTTGCCACTTGCTACTCCTTTCTAATAGCTCTCTAGGGCTAAGGGCTACTAAGCCCTAGAGATTACTAATTTAATTTAACTAATTATGTTAAATTATAGCGACGTACGCCTGCGCCAACATTGGCCATTAGTGCCATATAACCATAAATTGCCACCTGGATTTGTAAATTAGCGACAACATTTACGCTCATATATGCCGTAGGGCTTTCGAAAACTGTAATTGCTTCTGGTGTAATTACGAAGGCACTCTCATCGATCGTAGTGCTAACAACGTTTCGCGATACATATAAATCAAGTCCGAGAAAATTACCGCGAACAGAAGTAGGTGCAACATTACCGCCATTATTCATAGGGTTAGCAGCATTGTAAATAGGGCGACCAGTGGTATCGGTAGCACCGAGTAGTAATCCCCATTGGCTAGATCCACATAGATAATTCTTAGCAAAGTAAGAAGTAGCTAAATAAGCTGCAGGTGCAGATTCAGTAGCGAAAGCAATTAAGCCGGCGCTTGAAGCTGCTTGTGCGGTTGCTTGTGTACCTTGTGCAGTTAAGAAAGAAATTAATGCAGTTTCAGTTACTTTATTATAATTATTTTGTAACTCTGTAGTAACGGCATCGAAGAAGCCCGGATCGCTTCTTTCTAGAAGCTCTATCGATATTGTCTGCATGCCAGAATACTTGGATACTGTGGCTGATAAATACTCAGAGACAGCATCGGTTTCACTTACTGCACCAGATTCAGCTTCGACTGTAGTCGTAGGATAGGTCGTAAATTTCGGCCGGTTTATTGTTAAACCAGAAGGTGGTAATGCAGCGCGGCTAACAGTTTCCATCGCAGGGCGACCAAAGTTACCTTGTGTTGAAACAATAGAAGCCATGTACTGAGTTGGATTAAATCCAATTCCAGCAGAAGCAAATCCATCGGCTGCAGTTAGAGACATATCTTCGGCTGCAGTTACCCATAGCTTAGATTCATCATTACCTAATTGCGCTTTAATTTTGTGCATTGTGTACGCACCTTTAGAGGTAATTCCATGTCGAACAGTCTGAGAATTTAAAGCATTGTACGGAGTTGTAATTATTGGTCGAGAGGCTTCTACTACTGGAGTAGCCGCTTCCGCCGGTGTTTCGGTTGGCTCTGGGGCTTTTACGTCCAAGATAGCCTCACTTTCGGTAGGTGTTGGAGTTGGTATTTCTTCTGCTTCATTAGCAGCTACTTTAGTAACGACAGCTTCGGCATAAGCCGGGCTTTCGACTAAAGACACTTCGGTCATGCGAGCACTAGAGATTACTAATACTCCTTCTTCGTTTTCTTTCGCTTTTAAAACATCTACGCCTATAGATAAAGAAGATATTAAATCTTCTGCAGCTAGCGTTAAATAATCTGTACCCCTAGAGCTAGCACTTACTTTAAACGTGCCGTATATTGCATCTTGGGTAGTAGTAAAGGACTGAGCGCGACCTATTGGGTCGTTTTTCTGATGCATCGCTAATAATTTAATTCGTTTAGCATCTGGGATCTCTACTGATCCACTTTCAAATATTACAGGGCCAGCAGAAGTATTACCGATAGTGTTAAAGGGTAATACGACACCAGAAATTAAACGGCGGCCAGTATCGCTACTTTCAATACTACTAGCCAAGTTTAAGTGCATTGTTTTATTCATCTATACCTTCTTCATCTATTAGAGGATT